AAATTTTCAGAGCAAATGCTAACAACGGAAGAAGTTAGTATTGCGCGTAGGAGTTTAAATAGAATGAGGTTAGATGTGTTAGAAGATTTTGAGCCAGGAGATTTTAGAGTTGTAGATAATTCAGAGTTAGGAGTGTACCCTCCAATAGTAGTAGAAAAAACTTCGTGGTATAGTAATTTATTACATAAATACAATACTGCAAAAGAAGAAATAAATGCGACGGTGGCAAAAGTGCGGGAAACCGCTACTACTATAGAAAGGAGTACAGTTAAGGTAAGAGAAGCAGTAGGGCATTATAAGTTTGTTGCAGATGCTTTAGTTGATATTCGAATGCTTCAACTAGACATTCAGTTTTTTTTTGTTAATGATGAAATTAGTATTGTGGACAAAATGGGAAGAGTTTATTTTTATTTAAATTATATTGGGAGATCTTATGGCGGTGTCGTGCGAACGATATCCGATAAGGCATCCAAATTTTTACATATTTCGCAGTCATATGCGGAAACTATGTGTGGTTTTGTTAAAGAATTTTTTAATTATTTAGGTTTGAGTGAGTTTTGTTTTAAAGTTTTTCGTGATTATAACACTTTGGACACTTGGGTCGTAAAGATCCAAAAATGGTTTCCAAGTATTTTTACTTTTATTAGACATATAGTTGATTGGGTTTCAATGACATTTGACACTCCAAGATTTTTGGAGTGGTATGATGGTGTCACTGGATTAGGAACAGAGAGAATAGTACGAGATGTAAATCGAGTACTAGACATGCCTCTTCAAGAGGCATTGGATCTTCACAATAGTGGAGAGTTGGAAAAGTTGTACCGAAAGGTAAATGAATTATCAAACGTAGCTGGAGTTGGCGGATGGAAAAACGCCATGTTTTTAAGGAAAAAGGTAGAAGAATTTAGTAAGTTTCAGCAGAGACTTATTAGGTTAGAAGAAGAGGCATTTGGCAGAATAACGCCATTTTGCATTTGTTTAGAAGGTAAGTCACAAATAGGAAAATCTCAGGTTTTAACGGCAATAGCAAAGGAATTAATTCCACCAGAAATTCCGTTGGAGAAGCGAATTTATTCGCGAGGACAAACGGAACATTATGATGGATATAATGGTCATTACTGTATAATGGTAGATGACTGGGCAGCAAGAGTTCAAACGGATTATTCCGAGTTACTTCAATGGGTAACGTGTCAAACAATGTTGCTTCCAATGGCATCTGTAGATTCAAAAGATGTAGGAGTTAAAGGAACAACATGTCAAGCAAAACTAGTTTTATTAGCAACCAATGTGGGTTATCCCACAATGGGCACCACCATGAATAATGGTGTGGCAGTGTTAAAAAGACGTCATGTTATGCTTGAAGCAAAGAAAGTTAAGGATAAATTCGCAGCGGATTTTAGTCATTTAGTATTTATAGTAAAAGACTATATGATTAATAAACCCATAATAGATAAGGAATTTACATTTCCAGAATTGGCAATGTATCTTAAGGAACAAAATCAAAAACATTTAGCAGTGGAGACGAAACTTTTATTGGCTAGAAGAAATGCAGTCATGGGAGTTTCACAGGTATTAGATATGAGAAGAGATTATTCAGAAACATTAAAGTTAGGAGCAGCAGCATTAACAACATTTCCAAGTGTGTTAAAAGTAGGAGAAGTAGTGGCTAACACTATAGCAGGTGGTAGTCCATTCATGAGTGGTATTAACAAACTATGTCAAGTAGGTGTAGGCGCGTGGTCAACCACGTGTACTGTAGTCTCCGTTTTAGGAGGTATATCTGCTTATAACTTGGACTATAGTTGTAAAGCTCCTATTATTGTAGGAGCTTTAGGAGTAGTGTTAAAGGGTGTTGAATTATACATGAATACTCTCCCGAGCGTGAGGGAGTATGATGTTAGATCGGCACTATTAAAAACTCGAATGGATAAGAACGATAGGGAATGGCTGTACAAAATGTACGAAAAAAG